AAATCAAAATATGGAAAAATTGTAGCAGCAGTTTCTGCGTCTGCAACGTCATCATTTGCTGGGTCAGGTACATTAATAATTGGTGGTACAGGCGGCGGTTCTCGATTACAAGGACAATTACAAGAATTGAGATTATGGTCATCTAGTTTACAAGATACTCCATTTAATAATCATACAAAAGCACCTGCAGCATATGATGGTAATGTTGATGCATATGATGAATTAGTATTTCGTTTGCCATTAACACAAAAGATAAATCACACTGTTACATCGAGTTTGCAAGGTGTTGAACCTAATGTGTCTGGAATAAGTGCATCATTTTCTGGATGGTCGACATCACAACCATATGATTCAATCGAAGAAACATATTATTATGATGGAATATCATTGGCAGCAGGAACTTTTGATGATAATAAAGTTCGTATTGAAAATAATGATTTAATTGGTGTTTTAAATACTAAAACTAGAGCAGAACGAAGTCAATTCGATACAGCACCATTAGATAGTAAAAAATTAGGAGTATATTTTTCTCCACAAACAATGATTAATGAAGATATCATTGCGCAGTTTGGTTTTACTGAATTAGATTCATATATAGGAGATCCATCAAAAATTAAAGAAAAATCATATACAGATTTAATACAAATAGCTCAAAGTTATTGGAAAAAATATGAAACTAAGAATGATATTAATTCATATATAAAAATATTTACGTTGTTTGATCTTTCATTTTTCAAACAACTAGAACAATTATTACCAGCGCGTGTTGAACGAAATACTGGATTATTAATACAACCTAATATATTAGAACGTAGTAAAGACGTTTCAATGTTAAATATATCACGTGAAAATGTTACATATGAAACTGATATTGTTAATATTCCTCCAACCACTGATACAGAATATCAATTTTATACTGCATCTATACGGGGTGTTAACGCTATAACATCATCATATGATCCGGAAAAATTAGGTGTTATATTGAGAAAGTCAAATAAATATGAATCAATGATATATAATTATCAATATTTATTCTTTCAAAATGGATTGCCAGTAACTGGTTCATCTCCTTATTGGTTAAGTGAAGCAACATTACCTATATATAGTTCGTCAATAAATACAGTAAATGATATTTCTTTAGGTAGTAAACGACATAGATATATTGGTTCTAAAATGAGCTCAACTGATTTTAATGTAGATTCAAATCAAACAATTGATGGCGGACCGGTAGTTGAACTAATTAATACTAATCCAAATCAATTAATTTACACGCAACAAGGAAATAACGGCAATTTTAGAATATCATAATATTTATATAAAAAATAAGGAATAACATGGGGTATCTAAATAATTCTTCAGTCACAGTTGATGCAATTCTTACTAAGAAAGGTAGAGAGTTATTAGCAGAAGGAAGAGATTCGTTTCGAATTACGCAGTTTGCATTAGCAGATGACGAAATTGATTATGATTTATGGAATTCTGACCATCCGCTTGGCTCAAATTATTACGGAATTATTATTGAAAATATGCCAATTGTAGAAGCAGTATCAGACGAAACACAAATGATGCGTCATAAATTAGTAACATTACCAAAAAGTACAACTAGAATTCCTAGGATTACTGTTGGAACATCTACAATTATACTTAGAAATGGAGAGATTAGTACAATTTCACCAAATACGGCAAATTTTGCTGGAGGTAATTCTACATTGGGTTATACGGCTATACTTTCAAATAGTGATGTAGCAAATATTTCTGTTTCTACACCTATACAAAATTCTGTATTACCTACCACACCTCGTTTTATTGGAGATAATGAAGATGCGAGAAGTGTAGCTGTTACTGGTATTGATTTTGTTGTTACTGCAAAACAATTAACAACAAGACAAACTGCAACTATTACTATTATAGGTAATGAGACAGGTGGAAGCACAACAATTAACCTTACTGTTAATGCATTTACAACAACATCGGGATCATAATATTATGAAAAATTACATTAAATATTTAAAAACATTACCTAGAGTTGAACAAACGTTTAATAGCCTAGCCGAAACAGCTTTAAATCTAGCATCAAATGCTTCTCCATCTAATTTAAATACTAATATTTCTTCTCAGATTGAACAATTAGCAATACAAAGAGCAGAAGAAATTGTAAGACAACAGCAACAAGTTAATTTGTTAGCCAGAAATGGTAGAACATTTACAAGATTTGATGAAACAAATGATGTTATTCGAAATCAAAAAGAAACAGTAACATCAGGAATATGGAGTGACGGAATAGCTTCATTAGTTAATCATTTTACATCATCAGCATTAACTAATGCACAACGTCAATATTATGTAGATATTTTTCATAAAGACACGGCAGCAACCGGCTCTGCAGTTCAATATTCTATTGCTTATGGCCATGCATTAGGTAGTGGTTCTAATTCAGAAGGTCAGCTTAATGATTCTCCGAGCCGAGCAATTTATTCACAATACAAACAATTGTTGCTAGAAAATACAGATACTAGATTTACATTTAATGGTGTAGACTCTGATTCAATATACGTAATTAATTTTAAACGAGAAAGAATTAAAGAACGTTTGGATCCAGGTAATTTTGAATTACCGTTAACAAACATTTCATCTAGAGTTGTTAATGCAACAGGATCGATTAGTGTTGGTAGTACGGTATATACACTTATTGATGATTCTTCTATAAATTCAGCTACAGTTGGAGAATACGGAAGAGTATACAACATTGTATCTGGATCAATTAACGGTGGTGTACATAATGTATCTAGTCCAGATTATTATGGTTTAGTATATCCTGATTATGGTACATTAATATTAAATGGTAATAAATTAGATACTTCGTTAGCCTTTGAGACAAATACAAGTTCTAGTTCAGAAGGTAATAACCATTTTGCATTATTTCATTCAATATCAGGTTCTTCAGAACAAACTAATCCGGCAACATCAGATCCATATGGATTTTTAGCAAGAAATTCTGAAGAAATTACAAGTACACACTTCTTTGTTCGTGTTAAAAATGCTGAATATAATTTTTCTAACAACCCATCATTTATTAAAGATCCAAAAGTATATATAACAACAGTTGGAATGTATAATGATAACAGAGAATTATTAGCAGTAGCCAAATTATCTAAACCATTATTAAAAACATTTAGCCGTGAAGCACTTATCCGAGTGAAATTAGATTTTTAAAATTATTCAATGATTTAAAGCCCTTTATATTTATTAATAAATGTAAGGGGCTTTTTACTAGATGGCTACGACAAAAAAATATAAAGGAAATTATCCAACTGTTTTTAAAAGAGTTGATCCTGTAAATACTAAAATTAATTCTTTCCGTACATTCAAACAATTTACTTTTTTGTCTGGAAGTGTTACATCTAGTGCATTGCCATTAGAAGCAAGGTATATTGATAGAACAAATTTACCTGCATTAGGTTCTGAATTAACATATAATGATGCTGCAAATATTGATGGTTCATTACAAAGTGTTATATATTTTTCTATAGACCATTTATATTATAAAAATAAAACACAACCATACAAGATCTTAGGCCCGGAGGATAGTGATAGAACAAAACGTTTTTTATTTCAATCTGCTTCAATTTTTGTAATACCACAAAATAAAATTGGTGAAGGAATAAAACCTGCTTCATTTTCATTTACAGGTTCAGGATTAAATTTATCTGCAGATCGTTATGGAAACATTGTTGATGATGGAATCAGTACTGATTCAATTGTTACAGATGTTCAGTTTTATGAAGGATTTAATGAATATTTTGATACATCTAGAATTAGTTTTATATCTGAATCTGGCGTAACATACTTATCAGGAGTTCCTACTACTGATGGAGACACGGCTGCTGTAGGTCTTCGTGCACATTTTGAAGGATCTGGCCATATTCAAACAGAAATACCTGGTTATTATGACAGGCAACATGATTTTGCTATATCATTTTTTATTTCTGGTTCAAATACAACTTTAAACAATCAAATTATTATTGCAAAACAAGCTCAATCTAAAAATACATATCCATTTAGTATACAATTGAGTGGTAGCAATGAAATTGAATTTAAAGTATCTTCTAATTCTTCTATTAATGCTACATTGGCAACAACGAGTAGTGTAGATGATTGGACTCATGTAGTTTGTCAAAAAAGTGGGAGTGAATTACAAATTTGGTTAGATGCAGGATTACAAGTTTCATCATCTCATGATTTTTTATTAAACAATGTAAATTCATTGTATACTGCATCAGGTCGTATTGATAATAATGTTCCGTTAAATATAGGCGGATTTAGCCCCAATACATTAAATCTTACGGGAGATCTCGATGAAATTAGAATCTTTAATAAGTCACTAACTGAGTCGGAAATAAGTGCGTTATCGGACCGTACGGAGAACGGTACATTTTTGCAAACAAATCATGTAGGAAATGTATTTGGAAAACATGGAACAATTGTAATTTCATCTCCTCATTACAAATATGAAAATTTAACAACAACATCATATACAGCTAGTTATCGAAGTACACTTACAATACAAGAACATTCAACTTTAGTAAATGTTGCTGCAGGTGATTTTAATTTGTCATTGAATCCTAGTTTAGAACAAGAAACGGGAGAAGAATTTAAATTGTTTACTACCGGTAGTGATTTTACACCTTATATAACAACAATTGGATTATATAATGATCAAGGTCAACTTCTTGTGATTGGAAAATTAGCACAACCAATACGAAAACGAAATGATGTTGATATGAATTTTTTAATACGATTTGATACGGATATATGATTATGAAATTGAAACTATTACTTGAAGACGTTCAACAAATAAAACATTTACTGTCTTTAGTTAAGCAAGGTAAAATTCAAAGAATTGGTGCTGGGTATAATGGTGTTGTAAGTCAAATTGGAGATGA